TTGTAACATTAATAGCAATAACTGAACCACCACTAATCATAGCAGTTGCTTCTGCACCAACTCCACCACCGCCAGTAATACTAACCGTTGGAGCAGTAATATAACTATTACCACCTGTAGTAACATTGATACCCTGCACTTTATCAGTTACAGAACCACCAGTTATATATTTTACAAATACTGTATCTGGATCACCTGTAGTTGTATTAGCAGCTACGGTTCCAATAATCAGAGCTTTAGTACCTGATTGAGCACCTGTGATAGTTTTATTAACAAACCCAGAAACATTAATATCAACCCCATTATATTGGGGTTTTAGTTTAACATATTCATAATCCAAATTCAAAACAATATCAGCACCCGTTACTTTACTTCCGTTACGGAAAACGTGATCTCCAAATTTCTTAACCTGATCTTTAAGAATACTCTGTTGCGTAGTTAGTTCTCTAGCTTGAACTGGAAGAGATGGCTTATAAAGAACTTGATGAAAATTATCACCGTCATCAAAGTCATCGAAATAAGGATTCTGATTTGTATTTATTGTAATGTTATTAGACATAATTTACCTTTTTGATTTTTTTAATTATTTATATACTAGAATTCGACAACTAATTTGATATCCTCAGTCGAGTCAGACGACCTATTAATAGGTGCTCTAAATTCTGTGTAAATTATTTCACCACTATCATCTAATATTTCAGATGCATTGTATGTAGTTGCTGTTGCTGGTGCATTACCAGGCTCTGATACTTTAGGATTTATCAACAAATGAACTTTTCTAAAATCATCATTGACAGGAAAATTACCACCATCAACTCCGATCAATCTAGTATTTAGCATAACAAATGCTCCACCTAATTCTGATACAGCATTTTTTCCATGTCCGCCAACTGGGCCAATCCTCGAAGCCAATACTGCGTTTGTACCACCACCACTTGTAACTGTTGCAACAGCATCACGGTATCCAACTCCTTTAACAACCATAGAAACTCTTTGAATAACTCCACCAGAAATAGATGATACTCTAGCAGTAGCTGGGATAGTCCCAGTACTAGTTGTAATATCTACAGCGGGCATAACCTCATATACACTAGCGGTATCTGGGGTAACTGTCCAGCTTGATGTAAGTGTAGCAGTTCTTGTAGAACCAACATAGTCGGAAATAGTTTTTAATTCTCCCAACCCGTTCCCGTTAGTAATATAAACCCTCATTAGATTATAATGGTCATCATCCTCACTTGCAGTAGTAGCTAACACAATAGTAGTAGTTGTATTTCCAGGCTGTGGATTTCCTGTGTCTGTACGATATCCAGTACCACCAGCAGTAACATCAATTTGTTCCAATGAACCATCTACTGCATTATCTTCTGTATTTTTCTGATCTATCTGAGTTGTTGAATTAGCAGGTGAATTTACAGGAATCCAATCACTAGTAATATATTTAAGAACATCTGCTTGTTGAACTTCAAACATAAATTTCCATCTATAGCCATCCGCTCCCGTTGTAATACCTAATCCCGCACCAGTTGGCTCAATAGTTGATACTGCACCATTATTATTACTAATACACTTATATACTCTGAAAGCAGTAGTAAAAACATAAAATGAATTTTCATTTGTACTTGTTGCAGGATTAATATTCTCAAGAATATCATCCCGTAAATGGTCATATGCACGATACACTGTACCAGAAACCCAATCATATCTTGCAATTACATGAGATACATTAGATTGCGGTATCTTCTTAGCTGCAATGAAATCGTCATGGTGTATGAATGGTGCTGCTGTCGTATCAATAGGAATAGGAATAGTTATATCGCTCGGAGATGTTTCTCTATATTGTGCAGAACTAGCACCCGCCCATGCACTATCTTTACCTATAGCCAGATAGATGTTATTCGGAGAAGAAAAACTGTTGATGAAATTATCAGCTTGGAATTTCCTGAAACTATTGTTAATTATTGCACTCATATTGTAATCCCTTTAATTTTGTTTTTGATACTGTTTTATATTTATAATACTTTTATAGAAGTTTATATAAAAATAAATAAATTATACTGGGGGTGGCAAAGAAACATTTAATACACCATTGTTTTCTGTGCCATTTGTATATTGAGTAATTGTTGCATTAGTAACTGTTCTAGTTTTCTGTCCACCAAATAAGTTAAATTCAAAGATTTTAAATGATTTAAAGTTATTAACAATTGTACCAGAAGACCTCTGAAATACAGCTGTCGCCTCTGCCTGTACTCCACTAACAGGAGGATCAATTGTTACAGTAGGCAAAGTGATATATCCTGAACCGATATTATTAATAGTAATACTAATAACTTTATCTGAATCAGAACCCGTACCAAGAACAGCAGTAGCTATAGCACCTGTTCCGTCTGGAGCATTAGGGGGAGATTGTAACGCAGTCCCACCACCACCAGTGATAGTAACATTTGGGACTGAAACATATCCAGAACCCTGAATAGTGATAGCAATTTTTTGAAGTCCGTTTATCGTATCAACATTCTGACTAAGACCACCCTGCTTTTTAAATTTCTGTTTATCTATTGTTCTTTTTAATGGCCCTAACCTTAACTGTGTTATTCCCGTTGGGTCTTCAAAAATTAACCCAAAATCTTCTGTTTCAGTTCCAGCTTCATTTACAAATCCATCATCTTGGAATCTAGTATCATTTATATCAGTAAACAGGTAATCATCAAAGCCACCGAGAGTAGTAAGTTTCTGAATACCTAAATCTTGTTCATACGTCTGACATTTTGTTGGTGCAATATAAAAAGTAGGCGAAGTAAGAGATTTATAATCTTCACTCGCAACAATAACACCTCTTGATGGGTCTACTTCTATTGGCTCTGTAATAAAACCAAAATTCTCTGGAAAACGATCCTCCTGTTTATTAATATTACTTCCAAAAAGTCCATTGTTGTTATTGTAATCATCATTAGGAAAGAATACTCTAATATTTTGAAAATCATCACAAGTTTCAATTTTAAGATTTAGACGAACAGGCGGAACAATACTGCCATCATGGAAAATAATAGTATAATTTCTTCTTTGGGGTATTCCAGTAATTTTCAACTGCGTATCAATAGTAGAAACAATTTGAAGATTACCGAATAATGCTAGGCCTGCTGGATGCACAGTTCTTTTAATAGTATCACGCCATCTTCCGATAGTTTCACCCGATGTGATAACATAAGAAAATAACTGATAGTAAAAACTATCCTGAATATATTTATCAGAACTTAAAAAACCATCTGTACCAGTAAACTTTAATCCAAACTCATTTTCATATCCACCAACTATAACATTGGCTGCTGCTTTCTCAATATCATTACCAAGACCAGTAAAATTTAATGTTGGCACTGTGCCATATCCAAAACCATTATCAATAACTTCCAATGATTTGACACCACCTATTTCAGTACCAGATTCCACAAAGGAAAGAACAGCACCCTGTCCAGAACCACCCGACATAGTAGGCACTGACTTATAACCTCTTCCGCCATTCTCTATAACAAGTTTAAGAATTTCTCCATTAACATCAACATCCCCCACAACAACACTAGTAGTCCTTCCGTCAATAGAAAGATTATTTGTATTATCAATATCTAATTTGTCACCAATACTATATCCTGTCCCACCATCTGTAATAAGAGTTTGTTTAACTGAGCCAGTTGTTAATTCCTTGATCCTAATAAAACCATCAGAGCCACCGCCTTCATTTTCTAATGGGACTCTATCTCCAATTGTATACCCAGAACCAACATTAGTAATTTCAGTATCAATAATCATCCCACCAATAGTAAAACTACTTATTCCATCTGAAATAATTTCGTCTGTCTGAAATGATCCAATAGTACCAGAAAGAAAAATAGTTGATACAACAAACCTTCCTATATTTTCATTCAATATAGTTTCTACAACAGCAGTAGCATTAGAAGTCTGACCTGTAATCTTTTTACCAACTAATGTAAATACTGCATCAGAACCACTAGTATCAATAACTCTAAGTATTTCACTCTTGCCATAGTTGCCATCAGATGTGCGGAGCATATCTGAGCCGGGGAAATAAAATGAAACCTCTTCTTTATATAATAATCTAAAGAGAAATTGAAAAGATTTCTCACTACCTTTGGAACGATAGAAATCTCTAATATGTTTTAGAACGAATGGTTTGTTTGCATTTGCAAAAACTGCTTCTGGAATATCTTCAGCAAACTGTTTCTTAAAATAATTTAAAAATTCATCTGTAGTCTTGTCAAGGTTATTGTAGTTATTAAGATTTCCAATAATCTCATAAGGCTTACCCTGCTGCTCCATATATTCATAGTACGCCTCCATGAAAGCAACAAATGTTTTATGATCTTCTTTGACAAACTGAGGTAGTTGTCCTTCGACCTTTACACTTATGCGTTCATCAAACTTAGGATGAATTGGTTGATTTGGATTTACTTTAGCCATATTAGATTATCGTTTCCGCTACCATATTAATCGTAATTGATGCTGTATCGTTTACATCGTAAGTTAAAATCTGTTCTCTTAATGGTACAATATCAGAATTATTAATAATAGGTTTAGCATTGATTTTTATGCTTGTAGTTCCATCCGTGATTGCCAATGGTCTAAAACTATTCAATACAATTTTACCAGTTGTCCAATCAATAGTTCCCTGATCTGTTGAGCCATCAGGCTGAACTAGATATACTCTAGGAGTATCAACTACACCATCGGTAGTTCTTGCTGCTCTAATATTATTAGATGAATCGTCAACTAATGAATAAGTATTTCCATCTGTGCCAGTGAATGATGTAGAAGAAATACTGGATGTCTCCAATGCATTAGTATATAACAAAGTATAAGTTACTGGAGTATTTAAACTAGCAGGTGTTATCCTTTGCTGGTATGTAATAGATGTTTTATTGTTTCTAATTGAATCGTTTGTATTATCAATATCCTGAACTAATTTTGAATACCTAAACTTCTGGTCAAATTTTTCTAAACTTGTCTGTAGATAATTTTGAATAGAAGTATCAATATTTGTTTTCAAAGTATTCTCATCGGTTAAGTTTGTAACAGGATCATAGTTGACTGTAACATCAAGCAATAGATAAAAGAAAACTGGATCAATAATTTCTGGTATGACTGTGACTACATTCACCTTTTTCAATATAGAATTTTTAATAGCTTCTTTAGTAGAAGTACTGAATGTATTATTACCACTTGGTTTAAGAGCAATAAAAACTTTTCCGTATTGCACGGGGTCTGCATCTTCTCCACCATATACGGTTATAGATTCGATGTCTGGTCTTTTCTCTAATATGATTGCTTTGTAATCTGCCTTAGTTGTTGCACGACTTTGTGCTTGGTATAATTTGGGTGCTTGATATTGCAATGAATTAATGGTCTGAATATCAGAACCACCTGTTGCATTTTCATTCGTGGTTATAACATAGCTAGATGAAGGCAGACCAGCAACAGAACCAACAGCAGTAAAGATTGATGCGAAGTTTCCAGCAGTACCATTAGTAACAATATATTCTATGAAGATAATATTTCCGTCTGATAACTGTTTACCAATAGCACCGTCGCCAAATGTAATTTCATATTTTTGGTCTTCTACTTCCTGAAGAAAATAAACTTTATCAGTTCCTTTGATGGTTGTTACATCAGCAGAATTTCCATCTGTATATGTATCAACATCAGAATCACCAACTGACTTCTGAACCTTAACAGTAATAGTTGAAGTATCTATATTTGCATTAGGAATAATATATCTTTGAGTTGTATCAGCACCACTAACGACATATGCTTTATTAAGAATTTTACCTTCAACAACTTCTACACCATTGACTGCGTATGTACCTGCAGATGAACGAGGAATAGATGTTGTTTGGTTAGTAGTGAAGACATAAGAAATACCATTAATGCTTGAATTAAATTTAGTATTCTTTGCAATCGTCAATGAAGTAGGTGTTCCGGCTGGAGTAAAGGTAAAATTTAATTTAGCTTTAGGTGCAGTTCTGGATGTTGGAATAACATTGAGATGTTTTGCATGAGATACTACGGACTCTCTCAATGATGACGAATCCAAAAACATTTCGTTACCAAGCATATTCGCATAGTAACCCATATAGTGCGTATTGTACGCTAGAAGGTCAACCAACACCGCCATGCCACTGCCCTCAAAATCATAGTCCTGAAATTGTGATTGTGCTTTAAGAAAAGTTATCAAGTTTGATTTGATACCATCAAACTCTAAGTCGGTAATATTTAATTTATCGGATGATGGCATTATCTAAGCCTCTCTAGGAATAGTTCTATTGTTACTGGGTCTGGTTGATTAACAACTCTAAAATTTATTGTTACATCATATCCATTATTGATGGGATCACCACCGACAAAAATAGAAATAACAGAAGCTCTAGGTTCAAAGTTTGCTATAGCATTCTTAACAGCACCTTCAATATTACTCTTTGTCATAGGTGAGGACAACTCAAAGAGGTGTCTTGTTACTCCACCGTCTATCTGTGGTTGAAATGGACGCTCATAACGATTAGTGAGAATAAGATTTCTTACTGATCTCTTAACAGCTTCCACATCTGTCTTAGTAACAATATCTTTAGTAACTGGGTGTGCTTGGAAGTCTAAATCCAAGTCACTCCAAGTCCTACTGTTAGTGCTTAAACCTTTTGTGAAAATAGTTGGCATCTTCTTAACTTCTTCCTTGTATTGCTGTTTTTAGTGTGTTACTATATGTATGTCGTTGGGTTCAATAAATCAATTACATTACTTATTTACTTTCTTATCTTAAGCTTATTCTATAGTATACTCCTCTTAGTATAGCTATAATATATTCATTATGTTATTTAATATATTTTTATAAAGGGCCCATTCAATTCAGAAAATTCTTTCTTTGCACCATAATATAAAACACTCATCCACTCTTTAAATTTCTTTTTTTTAGATATTTCTGCATATATCCATAGCCATTCTAAAACTACTAATTTAGAGGTAAGTCTACCTAGAACATTTGGTTTCTTTTTCTTTTTATCTACAATTTTAAATATATCACTAAAGCTACCTGTCAAATCTATTTTTTCATTTTCAATCTTAATTGCTTTAAGTTTTTTATGTAAGCTATTCCAGTATTTAATTTGTTTTGGCGTAAAATTACCATCAAGAGATATTTCAGGATGTTGTGATGGTGATTTTGGTCTTGATAATCCTAATTTACTTAGGAAAGGGTCTATTGCACTAGTTGAAGCTTTACCGAGTTTAGCTCCACTCTGTCTACCTTTTGGAGTTAAATCAGTTTGTACACCAGTGCTCGGAATACTATACCTGAAACTCCTAGACTGAACGTGTATTTCAGTCTTTTCTGCATAAAAATCAAACGCTAATTCACCAGTATCAAGTAAACCTGTTTTCTCATCAATTGATATGTTACATTTTAATGTATTCTTTTTATAAGAAAAAACTACTCCTTTAGAACCTTTACTTAAATTTGCTTCTTCGATATTAGCTGTCGTTACACCCTTCTTAACTTCCTTTAAAGAAATAGGTAATAATGTTTTATTTTTTAAAAGAGATGCCATGTAGTTATTAAGTTTAACTAGTCTAGCATCTTTGTCTATATTTTCGACTGATATAGATTTAACTTTTTTTTTAATCTCAACTTCTTTATTTTTTTTAGTCATTACAACATCCATAGGATTCCATCTATCTTTAGTTGAAACCCCCATAGTTTTAGAAGCAATATCTTCTAAAAATGGCATCATTGAACCAGCTTTATCGCGACTATAATTATATCCTTTAGAAGTACCAATATATTTTTTTAAGGCCTTTGCTTGTAAATCAAAAGCAGTATACCATTTAGACGGCATATCATTATATGCAGCCTTTTCTACAGCAGCAGCTGTGGGTATTTTTCCCTTCTCAATAAAGGATTGAAAAACGAACAATGAACCATTTTCTTGTTTTGCTGTTTCCTTCGCATTGGAAGCCATATCATATTCCCTTACTTTGTATTTATAAGTTCTATCCCGAATTTTTTCCGAATATTTTCTATTTCTTCGTTTTCGTCAAACTTAGCTAAGTGTATATTCCTTTTAGGTCTAGTATACCCGTATGCAAACCCTCTCTCAAACTCCA